CAGGGACTCTATGAAGAATATACATTCAATGAATTAGGAGAAAAGATTTCAAGGCGAAAGTTTAACGAGGGGGTAAGGGGGTCTGATAGTTATTCTTAGCCCCTGTCAACAACGTTGCATTAGTCGTTCGCACAAAATTGCATAATTCACCAAACTGCTCACAATGGCAAAAAAGAGAGGGAGGCCAGTCCTCCCAAAAAAGATAAAGGAGAGGCGTGGCACTTACAATAAGACCAGGCACGAAGCCAGTCAAGGTGATCCGAAAGGGAAGAAAATGAAATCTGAATCTATGGCTCCAGATCATCTTTCTGCTGCTGCTAAAATCCAATTTGATTTTCTTTATGAGAAGTTAAACAACATAGAAATTCTTAGGGATGAGGATCTGGAGTCCCTGGCTATTTTGGCAGCGATCCAGGCAGATCTCAGAACCATAATTGAGAAGTGCAATTCTGCAAATTTTTTAATGAAGGGAGGGAGAGGGAATATGGTGCAGAATCCAATTTTCTTAATGAGGGGTGCTCTGATAAAACAAGCTCTGGAGCTGTCAGCAAAATTTGGGATTACTCCATCAGCCAGGGCTGGTCTAAAAATTCCCGCACTGGAAAATGAGGGCGGTAGATCCTCTGATGATGATGATGAATTTTCAGATGTATGATTAAAAAAAAGATGCTTCCTAAATATGATAAAAGGAAATACTATTTTGATGAGGTAGCAGCTGAGCGTGTTGTTAAATTTGTGGAAGGGTATTGCTCTCATGTACAGGGGAAATTGGCTGGTGAACCATTGATTCTATCGGAGTGGCAAAAGCGAGATATTATCTATCCTGTTTTCGGAGTCAAAAAAAAATCAAACGGATATAGAAAGCATCAGGTGTGCTGGGTGGAGATACCGAAAAAAAACGGCAAGTCTACTATTCTGGCAGCTCTGACATTATATATGCTTTGCGCTGATGGAGAGCTGGGTGCTGAAATCTTTGGAGCAGCAGCTGCTGAAGATCAGGCCAAGATTATTTTCGGATTTGCCAAACAGATGATTAAGCAATCCAAGTTCCTGGAGTCCAGGCTGAAGGTGATGAGTAATAGTATAGAACACATCAAATCTAATTCTATATACAAGGCGGTCAGTAGTACGGTGAATACTAAGCATGGCCCAAACTTACACAGCGTTCTGTTTGATGAGATGCACGCTCAGGTAAATGATAAGTTATGGCATGCTTTATACAAAGGAACCAGCTCCAGGACTCAGCCTATCACCTGGGTGATCACTAACTCTGGTTATATAAATACGTTCCCTCATCGGATGCATGAAAGAGCTGTCAAAATACAGAAAGGAATTTTTGATGAACCATCATGGCATGTTGTGATATATGGAGCCGATGAAAAGGCAGACATTCATGATCCTAAAGTGTGGGAGAAAGTAAATCCAGGATATAACGAATCGTTAAAGCGATCAATGGAAGCTGATGCCAGGGAGATCAGACAGATGCCAGGATCAGAGCCAGAGTACAGGAGGCTAAGACTGGGGCAATGGGTAGGAAATGTAAATGCCTGGATCTCAGCGAACATCGTAAAAAAATGTCAAGTAAATATTAAACCTGAGAAGCTGGCTGGCCGTGTGGCCTATGGTGGACTGGATACTGCCTACGTGAATGATCTCTGTAGTTACTCATTATTATTCCCTCCTATCGGAGAAAATCCAACAAAGAAAGATCCATATATCTGGATGTGCTATCAGTGGCTACCAGAGCAAAAACTACAGCAACGCATGATGAACGACAACACTAACTTTAGGTTATGGCATAAACAGGGCCATATCAAAACAGTACCAGGAGATGCTATGGAATACGGGACTATGCATGAGTTTATCCTGGGGCTGCATACTCAATATCAAATACTGGGCAATGGATATGATCCCTGGAAAGCCTGGGGGGTAGTCAGTACGCTAATCCAGGAGGGGATTAATATGCAGAAGTATAGACAAGGTCCAACGACGATGGGACGGGTAATAGATTTTATGGAGGTCTTGGTAATGAAAGGTCATATACAGTTTTCTAATCCTACCCTCTCCTGGCAGATGGATAACGTCAGGACATACTCAGACCGTAATGGCAACAGGTGGATGGATAAAGCAAAGTCAAAGGATAAGATAGATGGCCCAGTGTCAGTGTGTAATGCGATCTGTGAATACTTAACGCAGCAAGAAACTGAGCAGCCTCCTGAGATGCCAGAAGATTACAAAATGGAATTTTTTACAATCAATTAAATAATGAATCAGACAACCTGCACTGCTGAAGAATTTATAAATGATTTCTATCGGATCTTACATGAGTACAGTCATCACTGTGATGTATATGAAGTGCTGGAGATCAGACATGTCAGGAAGTATGGCCAGCGTAAGTTTAAAAATTATGACTCATTTAAAACTGTGAAATGTCGAAAGTCAAACCAATAACAGCAGAGGATATAAACCAGATATACAGAGCAGTAAATGATGGCAAGATGGACCCGTTCTGGTGGGTGATTTACGATAGAGATAAAATGAAAAACAAGACTAAAGTAGGCACGTAATATACAGGTAAACATTTAGTAGTGTATTAGCTGTAAAAGACATATATATTTATTTCTTATATGTCTGAAAAAAGAAATATTTCTTTTGCTAACGGTGCCGACTGGGCTTCCATCTTTGCTGGCTATGCCACTAAGGCTGGGACTCCTATCAATGAGAATAGTGCTCAGCGAATTAGTACAGTACATCAGTGCCTGGATGTAGTGAGTCGGACTTTAGCATCTTTCCCCTGGAGACTGATGGAGAAAGTGGATGGCATAAAATCTAATGCGCAGAATCGGCCAGAATCTAAATTACTAAAGCAGCGACCTCATAAGCATTATAGCTCTCACATTTTCAGAAAAATACTGGTGATATCAATGATGTCTAAAGGTGCTGGAGCTGCTAAGATCCTTCAGGAAGGAAGTAGAATCACAGGATATGAGCTGAGAAACGTCAGCAATATACTACCAGTCGTCAGCCCTAAGACTGATGAGCTGTATTACTATGACTATCATGATAATGAGATCACGCATAGTGATGATATGATCTATGTCTTAGCTCATAGCAGGGACGGTGTCACTCCCCTTTCTATTATCAATCTTCATCGAGATGGATTAGGGACGGCTGCGAAGCTCGGTGACTTCGCTTCAGATTTCTGGAAAAATGGAACTTTTATAAATGGATTCTTAGAGACGGATACCACGCTCACACCAGATCAAAAATTAACGATTAGGAATGAAGTCATACAGGGGCTGGGTCGTAATGGAGGAATAGGATTTCTGGAATATGGAATGAAATTCAAAGGGGTGGGAATGGCCATGAAGGATGCAGAGTTCATAGCATTTCACAATCATACAGTCACTGACATATGTAGGATGTTTGGCGTTCCACCCTGGATGGTAGGTCACTATGCCAATGCTAATTTTAATAGCTCTGAGCAGATGGTTCTCTCTTTTGTCAATAATACAGTCAGGCCATATGCTCATCTGATAGATGAGGAATTCACATATAAGTCATTTCAAAATAGAGGACTGGAGAATGTCTACAGTAAACTGGAGATGAAAGGACTTCTACAGGGAGACATCAAGTCCAGAGCAGACTTCAATAAAACCATGCTCGGGCTGGGTGTCTATGATATCGATGAGGTCAGGTCGCTGGAGGATCTCAATCCACTGCCTGATGATAAAGGGAAAACGAGACTGGTACCATCCAACATGATCAGCCTGGACTATGTAGAAGAATTTAGCAAATCACTGGCCGATAAAATCGCTGCCAAAATGGAGCAGGCCGAAAAAAAAGAAACGAATGATTAAGAAATTATTATCACCTCAGAGTAGATCAGTAGACCAAGATAAGAGGACTGCACTATTCTGTATCAGTGATGAGACAGAAGACAGGCATAGAACTATTGTGAAGATTAATGGATGGGATCTGTCTGATTATAATAATAGTCCTGTGGTGCTCTGGGGACATAAATCAAATACTGATAATCCTGATATGGTACTGGGTACTGGTAGGGTGTATCGTGAAGGTGACAAGCTGATGGGAGAAGTGACATTCGAATCAGC